AAGAAGTGGACGAATACAAGAAGATCCTGATCATGGAAGCAAACAAAGTACAACAAGACTTTGCTCTTAATGTACCCGTAGATGCAGAATCCATGGTCGGTAACAACTGGAAGGAGACGCACTGATGACTGGTTATGTCACATTGTATCTGTATAAACCTAAGGGTTTCTTCGAGAAACTCATGTCGTGGATCAGCGGACAAGAGTACTTGTTTACCGCCATCCATGTGCGGTGTGGATTCATGGACAGTGTATTCTATTACGACAAGGATGGTATCCGTATTGCTAACCCCCATGCTTTCAAGAAGGTGGCGGGAGACCCGGACTATATCCAAGTCTTTGAGGTAGCTGATGATGTGGATCTTACCGGTAGAGTTCTTAACCTACCGGATAACCAGGTAACCCACATGAATCAAATCATCCGATGGGCTACCCGTGGTGCAGTTGACATGCCCGTATGTACGGACATGGCCTACCACGTGCTTGAGATCCCCAAGGAAAACAAGATGGACTTCCTACCTCAAGCACTTATTACAAACCTCAGTAAAGTAAGGACCGCTAAATGAAGATCATTGGATTTGGGGGCAAAGGCCGAGTGGGCAAGACAACCACTGCGGTATTCCTGAGTTCCTGGATTGAAGAAAACTTTGATGATTACTATGTAGAGATTGTTCCCTTTGCTTTACCTCTTAAGATCGAAGTAGCCCAGAAGGCTGGCTACAACTCTTGGATGGAGTACAAAGAAGAGCATCCTACCATGTACCGAACGGAGTGTCAACGCCTTGGATCCCTTGCCAGGGATGAACACCAAGAGTATTGGATTGACCTCTGGGGTCAGTGCGTGGACAAGGTAGATAAAATGGCCAAGGAAATGGACAAGAAGCCAGTAGTCATCGTGGATGATGTACGGTACACAAATGAGCTTCATGAACTCAAGCTTCGTAAGGCTCATACTGTCTTTGTATCCCATGGCCGCAGGGTTCTTGAGGATGCTGATGCTGAGTGGCGTGAGCATGAGTCGGAACACCTTGCCAATGACACTGAGGAAGCTATGAAGTGGTTTGACCTTGATGTACAACCACCTTTGTATTACAGCTTTGATTACAATGTTCTTAATGATTACCCAACTTTACAAGAATACGAAGAGTCCTTGACAAAGTTATACCCCCACTTGTTTGGAGACTGAATGACATACCCAAACATCGCCCTATTAGATGCAGATTACTTTGTGATTAATATCGCAAGGTTGTGTGACATGGAGGGCATCGAAGATATCCCAACCTATGTGGATTATTGTATCCAGGAATGGACTCCTTATGGATGTAACAAGGTAGCTCTTGCCTTCAGTGCCCCCCGTAAGTCTTACTATCGGAAAAGGTTATACCCTTCGTATAAGTCTAACCGAGATGGCATGGAAAAGCCTAAGACCTTGGGGTGGGTAAAGTCTTATTGTGAAGATAACTACAAGTGCAGTACCGTAGACCAGCTGGAAGCTGACGATCTGTTAGGTATCCTGTGTTCTGACAACAAAGTTATCGGAGTGTCCATTGACAAGGACATGCGGTCAGTCCCTGGCTGGCACTGGAACCCCCACAAGGAGTCTGAGCCGGTCTACGTGACCCCCGAGGAAGCCGACATGAACTTCCATATCCAGTGGATTGCCGGGGACCCAGTGGATGGATTCAAGGGTGTATGGAGAACCGGCCCCAAGAAGGCACAGAAGTGGCTTGAGGAGGCTGGCCCAGAAAACCTAACGGCTGCCACTTTGGCACTGTACGAATCAAAGGGTTACACTTATGATTACTGTAAAAGTATGGCCATTTGTGCTAGAATCTTGAGGGCTGGAGAACTCAGTGATACCTTCGAGCCTAAGATCTTTGACCCCTTCGAGCAATTCACTACAGGCTAATAGAGAATACTATAAAGAACCCCCTTATTACAGACCAGAAGCAGCATAGCTGCAACTCTCAGAAGAGGTACAGAATGACCCCACAAATTAAATACGAAATGAATTCAACAACACAGAATCTGTACAAGGATTACGTAGGTCCAGCTACAGAAGGTTCCGCAGGGATTGACCTAAGAGCAGCCAAGAGTGTAGTCTTAGATTACAACCAAACAGAACTTATCCCTACAGGACTTAAGGTTGAAATCCCTAAGGGTCATGTGGGTCTTGTGTTCCTAAGATCATCCTTAGGATCCAAAGGATATAGACTTAGTAATGGAGTCGGAGTTATTGACTCGGATTACCGAGGGGAAATCCTTCTACCGATTCACAATCTTGTACCCGCTAAGTTTGTTTCTATTCTGGAAGGTGAAAGGTTGGCCCAACTAGTTGTACTACCAATTGTAAGTGGTGCATTTGTTGGTGTTGAAGATCTTAGTGACACAGACCGAGGCTCAGGTGGCTTCGGATCAACAGGAACCAATTGACATGATGGATACATTTCAAGAATTTATTGCTCTGTCTCGTTATGCCAGATGGCTCCCAGAAAAGAACCGTAGGGAAACCTGGTCCGAGACTGTAGATCGCTATTGGTCCTGGGTTACTAACAAGTTTCCAATCCTCAAGGATCATGATTACATCTGGGATTCCATTTACACCCTGGAAGTAATGCCTTCCATGAGGTTGCTGATGACTGCTGGCCCCTCAGTGGACCGGGACAACACTTGTGCTTATAACTGTTCGTACCTACCCATCAAGGATGTACGAGCATTTGCCGAAGTAATGTTTATTCTTATGAATGGTACTGGCGTAGGTTACTCCGTGGAATCAAAGTACACTACGTGCTTACCAGCATTCCCAAAGATTACCCGCTATGCCGACAGAAAAATTGTAGTAGAGGATTCCAAGGAGGGATGGGCTGATGCCTTATACATGTTATTACGATCACTTTATTCTGGAGTCCATCCTACTTGGGATCTTTCTGGTGTACGTCCTGCCGGCTCTCGACTACACACTTTTGGTGGTCGTGCCTCAGGCCCCGGACCTCTTGAGGAAGTGTTCAAGTTTGCTGTTTCCCTGGCTTACAAGGCGCAGGGACGTAAGCTAACTACCCTTGAGTGCCATGACCTATGCTGCGTCATTGCACGCAGCGTCATTGTAGGTGGCGTACGAAGATCCGCAATGATCTCCCTCAGTGACCTTAATGACTCAGCCATGGCCAAGTGTAAGAGTGGCGCATGGTGGGAAGGCGAAGGCTACAGAGCCTTGGCTAACAACTCTGCGGTATACGAGGGTCTCCCTTCGTTGAACGACTTCATGACAGAGTGGCATAACCTATACGATTCACACTCTGGTGAACGAGGTATCTTCAACCGGTTTACCGTAGACGACAAAGATAACCTAGGTAGAGACCTCCACCGAGAATTCGGTACCAACCCTTGTGGTGAGATCCTGCTTAGGGAATACGGCTTCTGTAACCTCAGTGAGGTAGTTATCCGAGCGGATGACACCTTTAACAGCCTGAAGAAGAAGGTAGAGATTGCTACGATTCTTGGTACCATCCAATCAACTCTTACTTCGTTCCCATTCTTACGGCCAGAGTGGACTGTCAATGCCAGAGAAGAGCGCCTATTGGGTGTATCCTTTACCGGCATCTACGACAATGCCATTATGAGCCAGGATGGTAGAGTCCTGCAGCACATGCTTGACTCCCTAAGAGATCACGCTGTTCAGGTAAACAAGGAGTGGGCAGCCAAGCTGGGTATTAACACCTCAAAGGCTATCACCTGTGTAAAACCAAGTGGTACCGTATCCTGCCTTGTCAATTCCTCATCGGGTATCCACCCGAGATTTTCTCAGTATTACTACCGAAGAGCAAGAATCGACAAGAAGGACCCAATGTACCCATTCCTTCGTGACCAAGGTGTACCAGTAGAAGACTGTGTCATGAACCCAGACTCAACAGCAGTCTTTACCTTTGCTGTAAAGTCTCCTGAAACAGTCAAAGAACTGCACCCGCTGGAGCATCTCCAGTTGTGGCAGACCTACAAGACTCACTGGACACACCACAACCCGTCAGTTACAATCAATTACACTGATGATACTTTCCTTGAGCTTGGATCCGAAGTATACAAGAACTTCAACAAGATTGGTGGGATCTCATTCCTACCCAAGGTGGATCACATCTACGCACAGGCACCCTTTGAAGAGATTGACGAAGAAACTTATAACAACTTCCCAAAGATCCAGGTGGACTGGTCCAAGCTTTCGGAATATGAACTAGAAGACACAACCAAGTCAAGCCACACCTTCGCTTGTACTGGTAACTCATGTGAAATGGTGGACATTACCAATGAATAAAAACGATGTGACATTACAGAAACTTACCAGAGGGATGCCTCTGGACAATCATGAACTCTCGTCAACAACCCAAGCTGTGTACTTTAAGATGCTTGAGTTGGAGGAAAGAATTAATGAACTCGAAAGCAGAACAAGCAAGTGTACACAGTGTGAAACCCCTGCGAACTCCACCAGTAACCGAAGAGGTACTAGAGGCCGTAAGGCGAAAGGTGGAGACACCCCAAGCGTACATCAATCAAGCGGATCCGAATGATCCAAACCTTGCCATCGAGCTTGCCAAGTACAAAGGCAAGCTTGAACTCCTGAATACACTGGAGATGTGGCACAAACAATTCATGAAGGAGCGTTAATGCCTGGTAGAAAATATAACCCAGCCAATGTAGACGCTGCCCTCAACCAAAGATTTGAATCTTTGTCCAACTATCGACGACGATTAATCGAGGAAGGTGGACAAAGACTTACCCAGACCTTGGAATCTTTTGAAGGTTCCGAGGTCTTTATGCCTGAAGTCAGAGCCACCCCAAGTCAACGACAGGAGTTGTTGGACATGGCGGCTCAACAAGGACGCGCAGCCCAGCAGGGTTCATCCCTTGCCTCGCGTCTTGAAGCAACCCGAAGAAGCAAGCAACTTGTATTACAAGCCCTTGAAAATCCAGAACAGACACGTCAAATGCTTTCTTCGTTCTACAACCCAATCACGGGCAAACGAGAAAGCATCTCCACTACGGACTCATCCCAATTCTTTACTGTATCATTACCTGAGTATGAGGAAAACCTCAAGTCACAACTAAGGACTAACATCCAGACACAGATGGAACCTTACCTTAGTGAGTTTGATACAGCAAGAAACGATCTTCTGCAGCAAAGAGCTGAAGCAGATGCAGGAGCAGTCTTCGGTATTGACGAGCAGCTGAGACAACTGGATAGAGAAAGACTTGGGGCAATGTCCGGTGTGCTTGAGGATGTGTTTGGTACGTCATTTGACTTTACAGATCTTCAAGGACGGGACGCTTCGTATCTACAACAGATTACCGGGTACTCCGTACCTGAATACCTAGCCAGGACTCAGGACGAACTGATTGATATCTTTGGTGAGGAACGTCTTCAAGAAGAAACAGAACGAAGACAAATGCTGTCACGCAGATTCGAGGAAAGCCAAGGCCTTGCCATGGAGCAAGCCCGGCGCATCAATGAGCAGAACAAGGAAATCGAAGCCCAGAACGTGGCCTCCTTGGAAGAAGCCAGCAAAATGAGAAGAGAGGCCTCTCAACAACAAGACGAACTAAGGCGTAGCCGTCGTAAGTCTCTTGATTTTGGTAGTGGTCTTTCCCTTGACTTTGGTGACAGACCACTATGAAATTATCAGGAGACATAACATTATGGGATTTATGAGACCAAGAGTAGACGGTGGTATGACCATGGACGAAATGCGTCAGATGCGTATGGAAGATCGTGCATACATGGAGCAGCAACAGACCCGCCAAATGGATATGATGCGGGAGTTTGAACTCGAAAGAGAAGAACAACGAGCTGCAAGAGCCGCCGCCGAAGAAGAAAGAGAACGAAGAACACTTACGGAGCTTGAAGCTGCCGAAGATGTAGCTATAGAGCAGGCCCGTAAGATCGCCAAGGAAGATGAAGAGGACGAAGAGTTTACTCCGTTCTCATTATCGGTATCCGAAATGAGGCCTGAATGAATCTTGCCGCAAGATTTGAGATCCTAGACGGTAACCGTGTATCTCAGCTTGAGCGGTACAGAACATTCGCAGAAAACACCATCCCTTCTCTACTACCCAGGGAAGGCCATGACCAGACAGAAGAATTCAACCACCCATTCAGTTCAGTCCAAGCCCGAGGAATCACCGGCATGGCATCAAAGATGCTGGGAGCAATGCTTCCACTCAATGACATGCCGTTCTTCCAGCTTGGACTTAAGAGTGGTAGAGATCAAACCGTGGAAGAGCGGGAGTACCTTGAGGATATTGCACGCAGAGCCCATAAAAAGCTTACAAGCAAGAACCTCAGAGACTCCTTGTTC